TGACGAACGGCTATCCGACCACCTAGAGTCTCATCCCTCGGGAGGGATACTTGACAATGGGCGAGCAATACACCAAGATGGAGCTGAGGGCAATAGCGAAGTTTCTTAAGAAGGTGTTCCCCGGGGTCGCCGATCAAGACGAACTCTGGAACCTCATCAACAAAACGCAACAACTCATCAAGGGGAAACCAGATGCTCAAACCAACCAGCGGCGCAGGGATAGTTGAAGAAGCGCACGAACTGATAACCGGAGCAAGGCAGTCGGATTACAATCATCCGACCGAAGACTACGGAAGAACCGTTGATACCTTCAACGCGCTCACCGGCCGTGACCTGAACATCGAGGAAGCCATACTTTTTATGACGTGCGTAAAGTTGTCAAGATTATTCAACGAGCTACAAACGGGTCAATGGATACCGGACAATACGCGAGACGCAATCGGGTATCTGGGTTGCCTGCACATGGTTCGCGTACGGGCAAACGCAGAAAGAAAAGAATCATGAGTTTTTTTGACGAAGTAAAAAAGGAAGCCGTAGCAGCAGGCAATCCAGGAAAGTTAAAACTCATCGAAGAAAAGCTCGGTCCAAAAGACTTCAAGGAATTTTTGGCAACCCTTGACGATCGAACGCTCTCGTGCGCCTCTATCGCAAAAGTGCTGAAAGTGCATGGTATTCTTATTTCGGAGAACAGCTTGCGCGTATACAGGAGATCCCGTGACCTTAAGTGAAGAAGCCAAAACGGAACAGGAGATTGTTCAGCTAAAGCGTGCTCTGGAAACCACGCAGCGTGCCTTGGCAAAAGCCAAGAGGCGTACCCAGGACATGGTTGATTGCGTGCACGATGCGGCCAATCAGGCTTCTCTGGTTCAGCCACGCATACGGGTAAAACCATACCGGTCAAAGAAATCAAAAAAAGCAGAGGTGGCCTTGGTGCACCTAACCGACTGGCAGGCCGGTAAGGTTTCGGTGTCTTTCAGCATGGAGGTTTTGCGCAAACGGATTGAACAGATGATCGACAAGGTTGTCGCATTGACCAACGTCCAACGCGCCCATCACCCCGTCAACGACTGTGTCCTGGTATTGGGTGGCGACATGGTAGAGGGCTTGTCGATATTCCCCGGGCAACAATGGGAAGTAGAGGCGCACCTGTTTGAACAAATGTTTACCGTCGTAAACATTATCCAACAGGCAGTTCATACCCTGTCCGGACAGTTCTCCAAGGTGCATGTTGTATGCGAGTATGGCAATCATGGTCGTCTGGGCCGCAAGGGAGACATGCCTTCTGCGGACAACGTAGACCGCATGGCCTACAAAATTGCTTCAGATCGATGTGTGCATCTGAAGAACGTAACCTGGCAACAGTCTGCTGATTGGTATCAGGTTGTCGCCATAGGAAACTACAAGCTACTGGTTGTGCACGGGGATGAGATGCCGTCGTTCAATGGCATTTTACGTAAGATCAACACCTGGGCGACATTCATCGAGTTTGATGACTGCATCATGGGCCACTTTCACACACCAAGCAATTTCACCATGGCCAACGGCGGCCGCGTATGGGTGACCGGGAGTCCCGAATCCGACAATCAATACGCCAAGAGCTTCATTGCCGCAGTAGGAAAACCATCGCAAAGGCTCATGTTTGTTGACCCCGAGAAGGGAAGGGTAACCTGTGAGTATGTCTGTTGGCTCGATTGAGCACTGCCCTTGGTCCCTTGTGTGCATCCATTGGCTTGATGCCTTCGATTCCCCAAATGGCTGGATACACCTTGACGCCTACAAGCCCAAGGCCGCCGACATGGTTAGCGTCGGATACTTGTACCCGGATTGCTTGGAGGACTACGTCACCATCACCAGCACATACATGGCCGACGAGCTGCCGGCAATGGAAACGGTCGGCATGCTCACCCACATCCCGTGTGCGATGGTCAAGAAAATCGTCGTGCTGGAACAACCAAATTTAAGTACTTGACTTTGTAACACCCCACCTGTAGGGTGGGGACAGCAATTCAAATAACCCAATATTCACGGAGGAGACCCGATGAACCACCACACATTTGCCAAGCCGAAACACGGCAGCCCCGATTGGCTGGCTGCCCGCTGGAAGAACGAGCAGGGACTTGCTCGCATCTCGGCATCGAACGCCGCCGCCGTGCACAACGAACACCCATACCTCAGCGCAGCACAACTGGCAGTCGAATTACTTCGGGAGGAACCACCCGTCGCAGGCACAGAAAACCGAGCCATGCAACGAGGCAACACTTTGGAAGAGCCGATCCGTGATTGGGCTGGACGACTCCTCGGCACCCCTTTGATCACCCCTTGCGTGATGTACGCATATGAAGAGGACGGGGTCCGCCTCGTTGCGACGATCGACGCCGTTGATGAGGGGGGCGCGGTTTTCGAGATCAAAACAAAACGCGGGAGATGGAACGGCAACCTCCCCCGTCAATGGTATTGGCAGGGTGTACAGCAGGCCATCTGCACCAACGTCAACAAGATCGAATGGGTGGTGTTCGACAGCGACCTAGACATACAGTTCCACACGCAACTCGTATCCTCCGATGAAAAGCGCATACACATTGAGGCTTGTCGCAACTACCTTGCCGCAATCGACATGGGCATGATTCCCGATGGCGCACAGTCCACCTATGCAGACATATCCAATCTGTATTCGGGCGATGGTTCTTCCGTCGACCTGAACGAGGAACAGCAGGCCATGGTCATCAGTTACGTGGCGGCACAGAAGTACGTGGCGGCCATGCAGTCACAGGCGGACCAACTCAAGACGTCGTTGTGCGAGATCATGAAAGACTCCGAGTATGCGTCAGCCAAAGGCGAAGTGCAGATAACCTGGAAGTCAGCCAAGCGTTCATCGTTCGATACAAAAAGGTTCGAGGCGGAGCATCCAGCTCTGGCCGCGAAATACAAAAAACAAACAACGTACCGCACCTTCCGTGTGGTAGGAGGAGAATGACATGAAGTTCAACCTAGACAACTACGAGACAGTGGAGACAAGACTTGCGAAGTTCTGGGAACAGAACCCCAATGGTCGGGTGTCCACATCGATCTTCCACTACGACGAGACACGCGTTGTGGTTAAGACCGAAATATACAGGGACATCTCCGACACACATCCGGTATCCACAGGATTTGCCGAGGAGGTTCGTGATGCCTCGCCCGTCAATCGCACATCGCATGTGGAGAATGCAGAAACATCTTCAACCGGCAGGGCGTTGGCCAACTGGACATTTGCCGCCAAGGCATCCCCACGTCCAAGCCGGCAAGAAATGGAGAAGGTGGAGCGAATGACCGAGACCAAGCCAACCGAGGCCAGGCCAGATGCCGATCTGGTTACCAAGTTCAAGGACGCCTGCGTCAAAGCCAAGCTTGACCCACAAGACGTGGCGAAGGCTGCGGGCGTTGACCTGTTCGAACTAACCAACGACTCAATGCCCAAGCTGCGTGATGCGTTCAAGGTCATGCAAGCCAAGCCCATCGCGTCGGAGAACGAGTTCGTGTCACAGGTGCAAGCGGTATTCCCAACCAAGGACAAGGAAAACTACAGGGCGATCAAGGAACCCAATGCTCCGGCTACGCCTGCACAACTAGGCAAGCTTAGGGCTGTGGCCAATGGCAAGATACAGAACAAGGCCGACCAGCTCGACAAGGTAAGCGACATCGTCAACCGTCCAATCAAAAAACTTGACATGCTCACCAAGGCAGAAGCCGACATGGCAATTAAATACTTCGACCCCGGTAGCTGATGTGGATGAGCGCAAAGGGGAATGCCAGGGTAATCAAGACAAGTGCAACGCTGTTGGGTGCCCACTGTTTGGCACTTTGGGTAGACCCGATAGAAAAGAAGTACGCCGTATCCGAGGGTGTAGCGATCCGTCCGCAAGAGGTCGTCGCAATAGGACTAAAGGGGATGAGAAGGCGCGTCGCGCCCGTAAAAAGCTGGGGTTGGGCGGTCACCTTACCCGTCACGAAGAAAACTGGGGTGGTTATTTTCGTACCGAAGTCAAGGCCGGCATACAGGTCGGTCCGATTGCTACCCGTTTCCAAGCCGCTGCTGCGCAGTCTCTCGCGTCCAAGGCGTTGGGCGATATACGTCCGTTCATAATGGTGGCGAT